CTATTCAGCCCTGAGTTCCTCCGACTCAGGGTACTTTTTTTAAAAGGACAAAATAATGAAACAATTTAACGGCAGTAAATTAATTGGGTCTAACACGACAGAAGTGACGGATGCAGCTACAACCTCAATTGTTACTGCCAATGTCAACGATTACGCGAACATTCTGATTGACGTTGTTAGCGATAAGGGTGGCACTATTGACGTTGTTCGGTTTCTTGATGAAGCGGACGGAGTTGAAGGCGTACCAGCTACACAACAAACACTTGCTGACGGTGGGCCGAGTGATTACTATCAGCATTCTGCGATAGGTTGCAATGTCGTTCGTGTGACGTTCACCAAAACAGAAGCAGGGACAAGCTCAGGGTTCGGTCTTTTCGTGCGCGGCCAGGATGTTTAAATGGCGAGGACAGAGTTAAACTCAAGAACTGAACTTGGCGCAAGGACTGAGTTGAATCTTAGGCATAAGATTTCGCAAGCGATCTCACGTCTGCTGAATCTGCTACGTGCTTCCAACACCTCAACCACCGGCAGGACTGTCTGGGGTTATGATTCCGATGTAAGTTTAGTCGGTGACGAGTTAGGTGTAAACTCAACGAAGGTTGGCGATGACGGTGGAGTAGGAACAAATGTCGCAACGGAAGTTGGTGATGTTTTTACTATCATTTCAAATGGAACATTAGTAGGCCATAGATTTTTTGGGCTTACCGTTGGGAAAACATATTCATACACATTTTCAAATCTAAACATAACTCTTGGTGCGTTTAAAGTAGAAAACGCTACTACAATAGGCAATGTTGCTTCAGCACCGTCTGGGACGTTTGTAGCCGCTTCAACAGATTTTGCTGTTTATAGGGTGGCTGCGGCAAGTGGAACTTTTGAGATTACATTAACAGAGGTTGGTCAACAAACCCTCCTGACTGTCCCCGCCCTTTATCCAGCAATCACAGGTGGCCGGTTGGCTACTACTGTTGCAGATGGGGCGAGCTTGGGGAGTGAGCTTGAGACACAACCACTTGATATTTCTGTTGCTGGTTGGGTTGCATCAACAGCAACCAAGGACTCATCAACTGGCTATACTTTAACTGGAACCACAGGTAGGGTTTTTAAACTCGGTTTTTTGACAGAAGGAAAATCTTATCGTGCGTTGTTTTCTGGTGACACCACAGCTGGAACCCTAGAGCTACAAGATGCCACAAACGGAACAGTATACGCAAGCAATGGTGTAGAGGCTGAGTTTGTAGCTACTGGCGCAAACCTAGCATTGCAATGTCAATTAGGAGGTAGTGGGGCCGTAATAACAAACCTGTCTCTATCTATCAAAGAAGTCATCCCCGTCTGGTACGACACAGACGCCGACGGAGCCAGCCTCGTAAATAGTCTGAGTGTGGCGAATGCGGGGACGAATGTTCTTTTACACTCGCAAGATTTAAGTAATGCGGCATGGACTAAAACAGGGACTATATCTGTAGTAAAAAACTTGACTGGTGCTGATGGCGTTGCTAATAGTGGTTGGACTATTAGTGCTATAGACACCATTGCTAACGGTGACACCCTATACCAAAACGCTTCAGGATTAACAACAGGTTCAACGAGGTATGAGCCGTCTTTTGTGATGAAACAAATAAGCACAAGCGGAGTGTTGAGGGTGCAAGCTGTTTTCGGGCCGACATATGGATTATGGCTAGTTGATTTATCAAAGCTCAACACATATTGGGAAACGATAGACAGAAACCACCCTGCTGTTACTATTACAACGGATTGGTCAACACTTGCTGGGACACAGTTAGGGCCATATATCTCAAAAAATTCTGGCACAGGCACACTCTCTGTCGGCTACTTCAACTCCCAACTTGAACTTGGCGAGGTTTCTGGCCCGCAGAAATACACTGGTGCAAGCACGAAAACTGATGATAGCGATGTCATCACAGTCCCAACCCCCTCGGTTTTAACAGCGGCGAGTGGTGCTGTCAGGATGATTGTAGATGCCGCAAGTGTAACAAATACTAACAAGTATCTATTCGGGTGTTACTCAGACGTTGTAAACTACCTTGGTGCATTAATGACAGCGCCAAATATTATTATTTTCAAGCAAACACCGACCGGAGTTGACACGGATACCTTCGCATTCACCCCGACACTTGGTATTAGTTTCTGCGTAGATTTTTATTGGAGTGCTACCGAATTAGCTATTCGGGCTTATGATGTTGGTGACACACCACCAGCATTTTCGCCAACAGTAGGAGCAAAACCATTTACTCTGGACAGCGAATTGCAGATAGGGGGTATAAACAGCACCAACATCTTCCAAGGTGAATACGCCAACAACGGCGTCCCGAAGGTGTGGAGCAGTAAGGAGGCGGCAAAATGGTAGACGTTATCCTGAAAATCAAAACCTCGCTACCTGAAACAGCCGCTGAGTGCCTCGCTATTTTCGGAGAGGGTGGCTATCAACTTGGTGAAGGCGAAACGATTGAGGACGTGCAAGTTGAAAACTGGATAGGTCACGTCAACACTCCACTCCTGCAAGGTTACACACGTGTCAGAATAGGTGAATACTTCGGACAGGCTCTTGAGTTCATCGACGCAAACGGTGGAAGTGTGAACGCTGATTTAATTCGGGTAGAGTGGCCGCTTGAAACAACACACATCGAGGCGGTAGACTTCTACGACAAAGTTGAGCGAATAGTCGAAACCCCGTGGGAGTACACAGACGAATTTACAGGCGAAGTTTTCAGCGGTGTGAATGAGACGATAGTTTATGACAAGGTGTATTCGCATACTGCTGATATGGAAGTGCTTGACACATACCCGCCTTTTGAGGTTGAGGTTGACGCATCCGACATTGACGGAAACATTACAGGGAAGCGTATGCAGGAAATAGGTTCGTTTTGACTTGGGCCAAGGAAGAAACAACCTGGCGACATACTGAGACAAACGAAGAAGTGACAATTTTAAACGTGTTTCCCCAATATGGGAACGATCACCTATTAAATGAGCGTTGTTGGTGTGAGCCGACATATAACGACGGAATGTTGATTCATACATCGGATCATTAACATGGCGAACAATACTTATAAATGCCTTCACAAGATGTGCGGTATCCAATTCGATAAACGCACCAAGCACAACGAAGAATTTGAAATGTGCAAGTGTGGAGCATACGCAGTCAAACAAATACCGCTACCAGCTAACACAAGGTCGCGATCAAGCAAACCACGCTAGTTATACGCACTATCAACAAATGAGAGTATAACAGCGACTAACCAACAACCTACTTGGATTGGTAGGCAGTCAAAGGTGGAGTCCGATGACAACAACAGGCAGACCATTAAAATACGAAACAGAAGAGGAGCTGCAAGAAGCAGTTGACGCCTATTTCTTGAAGTGCGCGAACGCAGACCCACAAGTACCATTGACCATCACAGGCCTTGCGTATGAGCTTGGATTTGAGTCGCGCCAATCGATTTATGACTATGAGAAAAAGGGTGCCTTTTCTTACACAATTAAAAGAGCGCGGCTATATATCGAATCATCTTATGAGGGTAACTTGCATAAGGGTGCCCCTGCAGGCTCGATATTTGCGCTGAAAAACTTCGGTTGGAGAGATCAGTCAATCATACTTGAGGGGGATTTCGAGCCAACTGACGAGTTTCTGTAATGTCTTTCTGGCGTAAAGAGCCGCCGATCATTGTTGATGGAGACGTGCTCAAAGGCGGTATGTTCGATCACCAGCGTAAATGGTGGAACAGTACTGCATATATCAAAGCTCTTGTGGCAGGCTACGGAGCTGGCAAGACAGGTATAAGTGCGAAAAGGGCGATAGCAGTCAGCCTCCAGAACAATGGAGTGCCTTACCTGTATGTTTCGCCCAGCTATAAGATAGCAAAGCGCACAATCATTCCGCATATCAAGAGTATGCTGGATGGTAAGGGCATCAAGTACAAGCATAACAAGTCTGATAACGAGTTTTTACTTTACCACGCAGGTCGGACTGGTATTATCTGGATAGCGTCAGGTGATGATCCGGATAGCTTAAAGGGCCCGAATATAGGCTCTGCGAATATAGATGAACCGTTTATACAGGACAAGGCGGTATTTGAGCAGGTGTTGGCTCGTGTCAGAGATCCGAAAGCGGTACATCGTGAGATAACAATGACAGGCACCCCTGAGGAATTAAATTGGGGTTACGATATATGCGAGGGCGATGAATCACACCGTCACGATATAGAGGTCATTCACGCATCGAGTACAGACAACTTGGCTCTGCCAGACCAGTTCTTGCAGTCGATCAGATCCGGGTATGACACAAACTCAATTGCGGCTTATCTCGACGGACGGTTTGTTATTCTCTCGGAAGGGCTTGTTTATAAGTCTTTCTCAGATGCGAATATGTTTGATGGTGACACGCCTGAAGGTGGCACGCTACTGGTAGGCATGGACTTCAACGTCGACCCTATGTCAGCAGTTATCTGCACCGAGGTAGGGAACGAGTTACACCAGATTGATGAGATCGTATTACAGAACAGCGACACGCCTAAATTATGCACAGAGTTGATGGAGCGGTATCCAGACCATCGGTTTACGGTTTACCCGGACAGTAGCGGCAAGAGTCGGAGCAGTAAAGGTCGATCAGACTTTGCGCTGATTAAGGAAACGCTCGGCGATCGATTAGAAAGTTTGGAGTATCCGCAAGCGAATCCGCGGTTGAGAGATAGGTTCAACTCGGTGAACGCGATGTGCCAAAACTCTCTGGGCGTCAGACGATTCTTTATGCATAGCCGCTGTAAGGAAACAAAGGCGGATTTTGATAGGATTACTTATCCGTATGACAAGTTTAAAACGAAGAACCCGAAGCGGACACATGCTTCAGATGCTCTCGGTTATCTCATTCATAGACGTTATCCCGTTTATAAGCGCGGCTCAATAAGGGTGATTTAATGCACTATAACGACCATTTAGACAATCTTTGTGCTTGCGAAACAGTCAGTGCGCAGAAGGCAGTAGATTACCTTGACGGGTATTACACGCCCTATCTTGAGACCTTACTGACGAACACGGCTGGGTACGGCGGTGGGATTAAAGACTGGAAAAAGCGCGGCGTTATGTTGCTATGGGAAAACTTCCTCGGCATGATTATAGAGATGTCTGCGAAGTCGTATCAGAGTCAACCAGTGCGAACCGTTATGAATGTTGATGGATCGCTTAACGAGGACGCGACACTCAAATATAACGAGCTATTGAAAAAGAGTAACTTCCGACCTGCTGTTGAGGATCTCGATCAGCTTTCAAGACTCTTGAAGGTAGCCGTGATGGTGCCTCAGTATATCGCAGAAACTGACGAGTTGTTGTTCAGCGTTGTCTCTCGAAATAATTGCGATGTAGACTTTGATGTCAAGACAGGCATGACGAAAAGTTTGATGTATAGCGCAGGGGCTGTAAGTAAAGCAGGGCATAAACTCTATACTTACTGGGACTCTGAATTTGTAATGGACTTGGAGCGTGTCTCAGAGAACGGTCGGTCCGAGCTAAAGATAGTAGGCAAGGAACGCAATACATACAAGATTGTGCCAAGTGCTCCGCTGTACGACATTCGGAAGCCGCGGTATCACTTCTGGAGCAAGCCAGCTTGGGAGCAATTGACCTATCTGAATGATGGCGTGAACATGTACCATATTGAGACCAAGTTCAACTCTCGATACGGCGCACTGGGGGCGTTGTTCACAAACCTTAACATTCCAGAGGGTACGGTCATTGGTGGTGATGCGATTATCTCCGTTGAGACCCAGCCTGAAGAGACACCGTTTGTGGAATATCGATCACCGCAAGTTGAAGTTGCGAAGTTTATGGATTGGCTCGATAGCTACAAAGAAGCGGTAGCCGATCAGTGGGGCGTGAACCTGAAAGTGGCGGGATCCGGTTCTGCTGATAGTGGCTTCAAGCTGGTCGTTGAAGAGGCGTCAAGTTTGGAACTACGGAAGAAACGAATCAACGCTGCACGAGATTTCGAGCGACAGAATTATAAAGTCATCGCCGGTATGTCTGAGATTCACGGCTGGGGATTACCAATTGACGGTGAGCTTGTCGCAGACTTTGACGAACCTTCACTGCCTGTCGACCAAGCGCAGACATGGACAGAGTGGAAGGAAAAGATTGCTTTGAATCTTGCTACACCTGAGGATTTCTGGCGATGGGAAAACCCTGACATTACTGAGGAAGAATTAAAGCTAAAGGCGGCGGCTAATAATGGGTCGGTACTGCCAACGCTGCCGAATTTCGACGAAGGTACATAAACTCTTAACGGAAGGAGAGCCGTTATGAAAAAGATTATTGTAGCAATTATTTTGTTATTATTTATTTGCTCGCCAGCAATGGCGCTTGATTTTACTGGTTATGATTTTAACGATACAGACAACAAGGCGACCGAGTTTTTCGGCGCGACTGTTGCCATTATAAGCGTTGTTAATGTCACCGCGAAGGGTAACGGGTGGGGTAAAACTCCGGTGGTTGTCGCCTCGTTGATACCAACCGCGTTTGCTTCTCATGGCGATGAATATGCCGGGGTTGCTATTGGTGCGGTTCTTGGTTGGTTTGTGTCAGACGTTATCTACGATGAATTATTTGTAACTGTTGACAAGGATAAAACCGTTGCCGGAATAACTTGGAGTTGGTAGCCGTTATGATGGGGCATAAGGCGATACTCAAAGACGGCGCCGAGTTCGACGTTGTTACTGGCTGGCGGAAAGTCTTGTGTTATACCCAACGAGCCGGTGTTTGCAAGAAGATTAAGAAGCAGATGAGCAGACGCAATCGCAGAGAGGCTAAAAACATGCTGAGACCGAACGGCGATGGAATAAATGCCTAACACACCGATTCTGACATACGGTGATAAACAAGCCGAGAAATATGCCAAGGCTCTGCAGAAAGTCATGCGGGAACTTGACAACAGGCTGACGGACATCGTCTCTACAGCGACTTCAGCGAGTGGCCTTGTGGAAGCTACTCAAATATTGAACGCTCGCCCACAGATGCTGCAGGCTTTGCAAGATTCTGGTTATACCGAGCTTGCTCAAGAGTTCATTGACACATATCCGGGAATGGTCGGTACTGTTGATTCTAGCTTTACGGCAGCAGGTCTTGCGAGTCCGAGCTTTACTACTGTCGACACGCTAACCTTTCAGCAACTTGCTGGTGCTGACTTTGCTCAGTTTGAGTTTATCGGTGCCGCGGCTATGGATGAGTTACGGTTCGGATTACATCGTCAGGCTGTAGCGAATGTGCCGTTCAGTCGGTTGGTCGAGTCTGTTAAGGCTGCAACTGTAGGCATCGACGGTAAAGGTTCACCGCTAGCCAATCATGCATATACTCACGCGAATAGTGCCATTTTATCGTTCGGTGGTGAGGTATCGATTGCAGCTGGTAAAGCGATAGGCGCGAAAGAGTGGGAAATAGTCGGGCCTCTTGATGCAAAGACACGAGATGTTTGCGTTGCGGCTCTTGCTGACCCTGTTAGAACTGAAGCGGAGTGGCAAGCGGCTGATTATTGGGGCGGCATCCCTGGCGGTTATAACTGTCGGCATCATTTCAGGCCTGCCGCGATTACTGATGAAGAGATTGAGGCGTTGGCGAGGGAATAATCATGGCTGTAAAGATTACCGTCAAGGCTCCGAAAATAGTTATTAAAGATCCGACAAGAAAGTTCTGGCATCGGTTAGGTGAGGACAACGCGACAACGATTGATAAAAGAACGCTGTCAGGTGTTGATGTAAACAGGAAAATGTTTAAAAGGTACTCGGAAGGGTATAAAAAGAGTAGGCAAGAAAACAGCCTCAGTACAAGGCCGAATCTGTCCTTCTCAAATAGAATGCTAACAGCTCTTGGTCGTGGCGTGAGATCGTCAAAGAAAGGCTTTAAAATCATCCTATCTGGAACGGAAGGTTTCAAGGCATGGGCAAACGAGCAGAGCGGCCGCGACTTCTTTGGATTAGGCCGGAGAGAGAAAGACAAGATACTGAAACAAGTTACTTTATTCTATACGGTAAAGAACAAATTGAAAAAGCGGTAAATGTAACAGAACATAATCCGAAACTGTGGGTGGAAGCTCACACAACTATTTAACCAGCGTGGATTCGCTGAGAAGGGACGTGCCGGATGGCTACCCAAGAAGAATTAGAGGAACAGTTGCAGATTGCTCAAGCGAAGATTACCGAACTTGAGAAGGGCGGAGGTGGTGGAAGCGACCTCGAGGCAGAACTTGAAAAGCTGCGCGGGATTAACAAGGATTTGATTAGTCAACGCGATGCCCAGAAGTTGAAGGAGCAAGAGATCGAGAACAAACGCCTTGAAGAACAGGGCGAGTTCAAGACCCTTGCGGAAAAGGAGCAAGAGAAAGCCGCGAAGTTGGAGAACGATTTAACCGAGGCGAACAAAACGCTTGAGAAGTACAAAGAGCGTGATGAAGCGGAATATCTGGTATTGGAAGAAAAGGTACCGGAAGGATTGCGCGATTCGCTAAAGGATCTTCCTCTTCACAAACGGCTTGAGCTTGCCAAGAAACTTATCGCGGAGAAACCTGCGGGACCTGGCCCGAAACTACCAGGCAGTCACGAAACCGACACACTGCAAGAGCAGTACGGTAAGGCTGTCGAGTCTGGCGATGTTAACCTGCAGATTTCTCTCAAACGTCAAATTCACGAAGCACAACAACAGTAAAGAGAGAATTAAATCATGGCAAACGCATCCGCAGCAGCAACAGTATGGAACTGTCCCAACTATCTGGGCGAATTATTCCTGATTGGCGCACAAGGCAACAAAACTCCTTTCCTCACCATGATGGGCGGTCTGTCCGGTGGGCAAGTAATGAAAACAAATTCTTTTCAGTTTCCGGTAGCACAGCCCTGGGCCCTGGAAAGTGCAGCTCAACCAGCGATCACTGAGACCGCTTCCTTGACTGCTCCGACTCCGACAACTTATGTTCGCGGTCAGGACACTAACACTGTCCAAATCTTTCAAGAGCAAGTCAGCGTTTCTTATGCCAAGCAATCTGTTATTGGCGAGTTGAGCGGCCTGTCGATTGAAGGCCAGAACATTATACGGAATGAGAAAGACTTTCAAATCATGGCGAACCTGCTCCAAATCGCCAAAGATGCGAACTATTCTTTCTTGAACGGTACTTACCAGGCAGCTACCGATGCAAGTACTGCGGCTAAAACTCGCGGTATCATCACTGCTACCTCTACCAACGCCATTGCAGCTGGTACTGCTGATCTGTCGAAAGACTTGATGGACCAGTTGTTCGTAGCTATGGCCGCTGGTGGTGCTCAATTCGTTCAGCCGGTTATCTTTGCATCGGCCCTCGACGTTCAACGTATCAGTAACATTTACGGTTTTGCTCCTCAGTCTGAGACCGTTGGTGGCGTTAATGTCGCAACTATCATCGCACCTCTCGTTGGTCGCGTTGCCGTTGTTTGGGATGCCAATGTGCCAGCCGGCTCCTTGCTCTGTGCCGATATGAGCGTCTGCAAGCCAGTCGTTCTTGAAGTTCCTGAGAAGGGCGTTCTGTTCTACGAAGAACTGAGCAAGACTGGTGCCTCTGAAAAAGGTCAGATTTACGGCCAAATGGGCATCGATTACGGCGCTGAAGAGTACCACGGCAAGATCACTGGTCTTTCCACTAGCTAAATAACAGCGGGGGTGTAAAAGCCCCCGCACTCTTTTGAGGAGTATTGAATTATGTTTGCAAACGAACAAAGAGCGCCGAGGTATCTTAGGGATGCTTTCGACACACTCAGCAAAGCAATGTCAGGTGATCTGGTTTGGGTTGTTACTCCGGCCACTGTCACTCCGGTTCCAACTTCTGCAGCGTGGACTCGTACAGTTCATATTGAATTGCAGACAGCTGCCGGTGAGACACATACCTGGTTTAATGACGCAATCACATCAGGCGTTTCCATTGCTGATACGTCGACCGCTGGCACTGCTAGTATTCCGGCAACAACTCTGACCGTTGTAAATGGTGCTGTTGATGTTGTCGTCTCTGGTGATGCAGCCGATTGGTTGAACACAGAAACCGATACACTGACTGTTGCGGAAGCAACTATTCTTGGTTACACTGTAGCAGCGAAAACAAGTGTTGAGACTTTTACCACTGCGTAAATTAAAACTGTCGGGGGGCTTCGGCCCCCTGCCTTTTAGGAGAGTATGATGAAAGTTAAATTTTTTGCAGACGATTTCAACGGTCGGCTGACCTGGAATTGGAAAGATGGCGAGCATGTGACAAGTGACAGCTCAGAGATTGAGCATCTTGTCGGGCTTGGTATTCGACACGAATCATATTTGGAGCCTGTTGAGCTGGCACCAGAGAAACCTGCCAAAGCTAAAGGTGCGAAACCTGCTGTGAAAATGTCGCAGAAAAAGGGCAAATAAATGGCAAGACCATATCCGACAGATGCTGAAATACTTGAGATCCGCCCAGACCTGCTTGACTATTTAAGCTCTGAGAGCGACTTACAGGCCGAAGCTGTACGAGCCATTAAACAAGTCAAGATCGATCTGGAGGATCAGCGTGGCGTCTTGTGGTCACGTGTATTCGATGCCGACACTGGTCTTTATCTCACGTCAAGCGATGGACTGACGCGGAACGATGAGAAAATACCGCGCATGATAGCAATTTATGTCGTGTATATGGTCTTCCGTGATTACGCCATTAACATGGGTGGAGAATCCCAGTGGTTCGTTGTCGCAAACGAGTTTCTTGTTGACTATGAAAAGCTGATGTTGCATGGGAAGCTCGACATTGATTATGACGATTCTGGTGCGATTACAGAAGATGAAGATGCCGAAACCGGTCAAACATTCATGAGGCGATAATGGCGCATAATATCAAAGCGGCTGTAGCCGATATGAGGGAATCGATTTTAGGTTTAAGCTGGGCGAAGAAAGTCTTGCTTGAAGATGTCGAGACCAGCGCACCAGGGCAAGTGACGATCGTTCCGTCAAGCGTTGATGAAGAGCTCCGTTTTGGTGACAAGAAAATAACATACACCTATTCAGTTAAGATGTATGCAAACGCGAAAGATACAGACCCTGCTACGGTACAAGAAAGATGCAGAGATATTAATAACTGTCTCGGTATCGATCGGAAACGGGGTGGTAACGCCTTAGGAACAATCACGTCAGAGTGGTCTGATGAAACAAACGAAGGCCGCAACGGTGTGGTCATGGTAAGTGAACCTCAAATTCAAACTATTGAAAGCTGTTAGGGAGATTTAACAATGGCATGCGACCAATTCATTCAAATCGTTGAAGAGACAACGAGAGGGACAGACCCTGGCTCCGGCTATTTATCTCTCCCTGTTATGTCGACTTTGTTACCGACTTTTTCACCTACTGACGAAAGCCGCAAAGAGTTTCGAGGAGCTTGCACCGGACTTGGCGATACGTCTGCTATCCGTCGTGAATCTCAATGGTCGTATTCTCTTGAGTGCGCCTATTATCCGGGAGCAGAAACCGGTCTGCTGTTCAAGCACTTACTCGGTAAGTCAGTTACCAGATCCGTTGTTGACACGTCGGCGTATGAGGGTATTAATTACCCACTGGTACAGCCGTTTGGTACAGGCCGCGAACTTGTTGACAAAGCTGTCGGCATTTACGTTGTTTATGAGAAAGAAGGAACGAGTTATAAACGCTACTACGGTGGTGGTCGCATTCAGTCTTGTACTGTCGCTGCCGAAGGTACCGATGATGTGAAACTCACATTTGAAATTACTGGCCCTGGCGAGTATATCGGATCTGAAGCGTCTAATGACTTGACGTTTACTGCTCCGACTCCCACGCCGTTTGTTTCTTCTGACATTCTCGCTTATATCGGTGCAGGTATTACTCGGACAGGGACAGCCCCAGATTATACTGCGCTTGCTCCGAACACGATGAACGCCTTCCGGCCTGACTCGATTAACATCACAATCACAAACGGTCTGGCTGATAAAGTCGTGATGG